TCCGGCGTCCAGCGCGGTCACGACCGTCCAGTTTGCCGGGAATGCCTCGTCCACATTGGCGACCTTGTACTGCATCTCCCATTTGACATTGCCGGTGTTGGTGTTGGTCGGCGACCAATGCACATGCGGGCGGATCGCGCTGCCCTCTTTCCAGCTGTGCGGCATCTGTGCCTGTATCGCGATAATGTTGCTCAATGTCCCTGAAAAGGTCAGCCTGCCGTCACTGGTGTCCCGTGTCGGGTCAGAGGCCGCCCCGGGCGGGTTGATCCCGGCTGCAGGAAAGCGCAGGTCATCCCACGCCGTATCCGTCAACGTCACATCTCCGCCGATCGTCAGGACAGATCCATCCGGCATCGAGATCGATTGCTTCCCGTACGTGATCTCCGCCAGCCGCCACCCCAAACGGATATGGTCCGCCAGCGCAGCGCTGTCGATGTAAAGGTCATCCTGTCCGTCTTTGGAGATCAAAATAAGGGTCATGTTTATCCTTCCTTCCCCCCTCAACAGAGGGGGGAAGGATTATTTCGATTAGCCCAGCAGGGTGGCAATGAAGTCGCTCTTGACGGCCTTCACGCCCCAGGCAATACCCACTTCGTAGACCACCTGGCGGCGCTGGCGATACAGGGCCACCTGGAAGGTCAGGTCGGAATACGGGTCGGTGATTTCAACCACATCGTCCGCGGCGTCGCCGCCTTCGGGCATGGCAGGCACGCGGGTCACAAGGTGCAGCGCGTTGCGGTCGAACGCCCAGTTGCCGGTGTAGCTGTTGCCCACGGTGATGGTCTTGCCATCGACCTGAGCCTGCTTGAGGCCCGGGTTCCCGATCACCATTGTTCCAGCGGCGGCAATGCCGGTGTTCACAACGTACTTGTTGGCATCATCTTCGAAAGCCACAACATCGCCGTACAGGATCGTGCCGGAACCGGTCTTGGCAACGATCGAGGTCGCGCCGACCGCGTGCGAGCCGTTGAACACGTAGCTGGTGCCGGTGCCCTTTGTGTGGCTGACGATCTGCCCGGACTCGTGCAGGAACATGCCTTCAACACGGCCCAAAGTACCGTCGCGCAAAAGCGAACCTTCGCCCGCTTCGTTGACCTTGAACAGGCTGGACTGCAGACCGCGCAGTTTTGCGCCTGCGGTGGTGTTCAGCACCAGGTGCAGGTCAGAAAGCGGCGCGCCGTTATCCACCAGGATCTGGCGGGTGTAGCTGAAGTCAGAGAAGTTTCCAGCAGTGGCAAACGGGGTGGTGCCAGCGGTGCCGTACGCGCGCGAGGCGTTGCGCTTGGCAGCCAGGAATAGATCAGACTCGATCTCATTGCACAGGGTGCGCATGGCCTGCGCGAACTGATCCTGCAAAACCTTCGCATAAATGCCGCGAATGCTCATCTGCTCTTCGCCGGTCCAGGGGAAAGTGACCGAGCGGGATTTGCTGATGGTGATGTCACCGTACGAAACGGTCTGACCTGAAGGATCAGGGCCGGTCGCAGCGGCGGAAATGTCGGCGGCGGTCTGCGCGGCAACGATCGGGTAGCGGATGGTCTGGTCTTTGGCGACCATCGAAACATCGCTGTCCTTGTAGACCGCGGCAATAAAACCGGTCTGTTCGCGGGCCACGGTATCGGCGGCCTTGTACAGAGTGGGGACCAAACCAGTGAGGGTGTTAGCGCTCATTGTAAAATTCTCCTATTTCAAAATATTTCAAAAATGGGTCAGGCTCTCGCCTAATCCTCGATCGTCTTGCCAGCCTTGATCCAGGCGGCCTTTTCCAGTGCACCCAGCGCGTCAAATTCAGCGCGTTTCATGCTGTTCTTTTCAGCAGGGGCGGGGGTGGCAGGCTTCTCAGCCGCGCTCCCCAGGGTGAACTTCTGAGCCTGCGCTTCGCTCAAGCGTGCGCGCTCATCCTGAATGACCTTGATCTTTGCATCGATCTGGGTCAATTCGCCTTCCGCTCCGAGGATCGCATTGAAGCGCGCGCGTTCCTCTTCGCTCAGGTCGCGGTTTTCAGTATCCGCAAGTTCAGCAAGCCCTTCGGCTTCGGCCAGCAGCTTGGCGCGCTGGTCCAACATTTCCCGTACGTTCATGGCATTTCCTCCAAAATCAAAATGATTGGCTTTTGCAACGGCGCTCCATCGTTCGCGGGATGCCCGTTCGCGCTCCAGCGCGGGGCCTTCCTGCGCAACAACAGGCTCCTGCCCGTCATTGTTTTTTGGATCACCTTGCGACAACTCGCCTTTGGTTTCATTGGCGAGATATTCACGTTTCAGTTCGCTCAACTGAGCGATCACTCCGGTTCCTTCCACGGCGGGCGCATTCACCGCAGAGACTTCCTTGCCCTTCGGGTTGACAAAGATCAACTCGCATGTCTGTTCTCCACTCAAGGTCTGATATTTCGCGCCAACCCAGTGCTGGCAGTCTTTCGAATACCAGCTTGTATTGCAGATCGAACACAGACAATCGTCGTAGAACCAGCCGATCGAAAAGCGGTCGATCCGCCCCTCAACAAAATCCATCATCCCGCGCCGGGTCGTCAGGCGGATGTCTTGCTGCATGGCCGATCCATCCCAGAACGAGGACAGGATCATCCCGTCGCGCGACTCGATCTCCGCCGTGTCGTGGTCCCGCAGGAACGGCTGTCCCTCGAACGAAGCGGAAAAGTCTGTCATGTCCGCATCCATAAAGCGGTACGGGTTGCGGTTCAGGCCGTTGGTGAATACCTTTGCGCGAAAATCAATGTGCTCAATTTCGCCGCTCTCGATCTTCGGCAGCACCTCGGCCCGCGCAGGCAGGGCCAGTCGTTCCACGATCGGCACCGAATACAGCACAGGGTAAAGGTTGGTTGGTTTTTTATCGTTCATGGCTCGCTCCATTCAATATCCGGCTGATGCCCTCGGTCAATTCATCGGGCATTTTTTCCAGCAGCGCGTCACATTGCAATTCAACAAAACCCGCATCCAGCAGGCCGAACTGTCCAGCCTGTTTGATTGCGTAATTTTCAAAATACTCTCCAAACTCATCACTCAGGTCGCCCGCGCCGAACAACGTGCAAAACGCCTCGATCACCGGGGCAAACTGCTTGCGGATGAACTGCGAGTGATCATTTGCGTAAAAATCGCTGACCCACGCCGTGAACTCCGCATCCTGCCCTTTGGAGAGATGCCGTCTGGCTGCCCCGCGTACATCGTTCGCCTCGCGCCGTGCGACTCTCAACGCCGCATCGTGGATCAACGGCCTGAGTGAGTTTTGCGGCTGCTGGGTCGTGCCCACCGTCACCATGTTCAACGGCATCAGCATGTCATCCAGTCCGTTGCGCGGGTTCAGGTTTTCGCGTTCGCGCACTTCATTGCGGCTCATCACGCCGTTATTGATGGCTTTGACATACGCCTCATATCGCGTGGCAATATCACCGCGCAATAAGCCGTCAAACAGGTGTTCGTAAAAATATCCCTGCTCGCGGTCGCTCTTCAAAAGCAGCTGCGAGTTCAAAGCCTGTTCGATCCGCACTGCCAGCGGGCGCAGCGTGTGATTTACGTACCCTTGTTCCTGGCTGTCGATGCCCGTTCCCCAGCTCGTACTCTTCTGCACGTCGCCGATCATGTGCGGCGGAACAGGTCCCAAAATGCGGTTGATTTCTGATAGTTGGAATTGTCTTGTCTGCAGGAATTGCGCGTCCTCTGGCGGAATGCCGATCTCTTTGATCGTCATGCCCTCTTCGAGGATCTTCGGCTTCCAGGCATTGGCTGCGCCCTTGTTTTCTAATAACGACTCTTGCAGGTGCTTGAATGCGGTATCAGATAACTGCGACGGGTGCTGGTACACAACTCCGGGCCGCGCATCATTTGCAAAAAGTTTGGATCCAAATTTCTCGGCGCTGATCGCCAGGCCAATGGCATTGCGCGCCATTGCGATCCGGCTCTGTCCCACCATGCCGTCAAAGCCCCAGCCGGGCACATGCAGGATTTCATCCGCGGTGAAAACTCTCGGCTTCCCGTCCGCGCTGCGGTAGGTGTAAACTTTCATTCCCTCGATCCGCTCAACCAGCATGCGGTCCGGGCGCAGCGGCCAGATCTCGCGCACGATCCCCGCCTCATCCCAGATCAACTGCCCGTAAAAATTTCCCCAGGCCAGTAAATGGCTTACGATCAATTCCCGGAAGATCATCGAGGACATTTCCGGGTTCGGCTGGTCGTGCATCAGTTCGTAATACGGGTTGTCCGTTGCGCGGAACTTGTTGCGTCCCCGTCGCGCGTACAACAACAGCGGCAGCGACGCCGTATCCTGTGAAAGCAGCGTCATGATCGCGATCACCGCAGAGGTGGTCACCGCCGACTCCGGCGTGATAACCTCATCCGAATAACTCACATGCCGCATCTCGCGCGGTCCCCGCGCATTGCGGTCCGCACGTTCGCGCGCGGTTTCCTGTAAGGCGAATACGTTTGACGGTTTAAGCAGCATGGCGACTCAACCAAACCAAAATAAAGGAATTGACCAATCCGGTTCCGCACAGGATCGCGCCGCATACCGCCAGCGCCATTCCCAGCCCGTACATGATCCACAGCCCGACGAACAGGGCGATCAGGCCAGCGTAAAAAAGGATGTCGTTTTGATCCAGTGCTAATTTCTTCAAAGCCGTTCCTTTTGGCAAATAAAAAACGCCCGACGACTCTGCAATAGAGTCGCCGGGCGCATCACATCCGACAGTCGTCCCAGATTACACCAGGACTGCTGAATTATTCAATTGGGCGGATGCTGGGTGAGGGAGGGCACCCTTCAACCGCCAAAGAGAGGATAGCACAAAGTAATAAAAATTACAACTGTCAAGACTCAATTGGCGGATTGTTATCCAGCGTCCGCACGCCGCGCCGCTCGTACACGCTGCGCCGCGACTTGTAATGCTTGGCCCGCGCCATTGCGCACACCCACGCCGTGGTCAAGTCAATGCGCTTGGTTCGGTCCAGATGTTTACCGCGCCGTTCCTTCACGTATTTGATCTGCGCATTGCCGTTCTTCGCAATGGACGTATTACCAAAACACCAGCGCGCCACCGGGTGCGGCTCATGGGTCAGCTTGTACACGGTCGGGTCTTTTGCAAGAATGGACTCCCGCGGCGGTTCGGCCAATGCCTCTTCGATCGTCTCAGGCTCTGTGTTTGTTCCGCCCCGCAAAAGGATCTCGATCATGTTCATGGGGTCGGTCAGAGTCGCATACGTCTGCGGAATATCCACGCACGTCACGCCCTCGTCCTGCAATTCCTGAACCAGCATCGATGCAAAAGACATATCCAGCGCCAGCTCCTGCACTTTATACAGGCTCGCGCATTCCAATATCCGCTCTTTGATCTTGGTGTAGTCCACCATATTGCCTTCGGTCGGATAGATCCACCCCTCGCCAGCCCATTTGTCATAAGGCACATGATCCAGTCGGATCCGTTCCTGCATGTTCACTTCCGGGATCCAGCAATCCCAGATCACCCGCCACTCTGGCACTCCCTCCTGCGGCGGGAACACAAGGCAGATCGCGCTCAGGTCGGTCGTGGTGGAACAGTCCAGCCCCATGAAGCACTCTTTCCCGATCAGATCCGCGCGCGTCCAATCTCCAACCGACTGATCCCACAGGTCCAGCGGGAGCCAGCCTGCCAGTTTGGTTGTCACCCACTGGTTGAGCCGCAGCCATCGGAACAGGCGTTCATCGGCCTTGCTCAATTTCGCCTCTGCCGCCGCCTCGCGCATTTTCTCCACGGTGAAAGTGAACCCCATCGACGGGTTTGCCTTCGCCCAATTGGACTCGTTGTAAATATCCTCTCCCTGGTATCCATAGATCACCGGGTACCAGGTCGGAATATCATTGGCCGCATCCCCCGACTCCCGCGCCTTGATGATGGACTCCGCCTTTTCATGCACTTCCCAGCCGATCGAAACGCGGTCCGGATCAGACCCCGCCGTGGTAATGACCCACCACAACGGCTGTAAGCGCGCATCGCCCGCGCCTTTGGTCATCACGTCCCACAGGTCGCGGGTGGGCAGGGAGTGCAATTCGTCAAAGATACACGCGCTCAGGTTGATACCGTGTTTGGTATATGCTTCTGAAGACATCACCTTGTAAGTCGTGCCGGTGACTTTATCCGAGATCATCTTGGTGGATACGTTCAGCTTCGTGCGTTTCTTCAACGCGGGGATCTGGTCGATCATATCCACGGCCACGTTGAACACCAGGCTTGCCTGTTCGCGGTCCGAGGCGCATCCGTACACTTCGCCGTTTCGTTCCCCGTCGTGGTACAGGTGATATAACGCCAGCGCAGCGCACAGTTCGGATTTTCCCTGCTTCTTGGGCAGCTCCAGGTATGAGTACCGATAGACTCTCATGCCTGTCCCGTTTACCGTCCCGTACACGTCATTCAAGATCGAACGCTGCCACGGGAGCAGCGTAAAAGGTGCCCCATAGAACGGGCTTTTTGTGTGCTTCAACAGCTCCACAAACTTTATAACTCGATCCGCCTTCTCTTGCGAATACATACTATCCTTCCAACAATCGCGCCATCTCGTCGTCTGGCTCTGCGTCTTCGCGTTCCTGCGGCGCTACGCCCGCGCGCGATCTCGGCGTCAGGTAAAGACTCTGCGAGAGGGTATGCAGCAGCTTCCGTTTCGCATCCAGCCGCGCATCCATTTCCTTGAACCGCCCGAACAGGGCATTCACAATGCCCCACATCGCCACCCATTCTTTCAGGTCTTCGGTCGTTGGTTTGATTTTCTTTGCGAAGGTGGTGTTGCTCTCCCAGTCTTTCTTGATGGCCCTGCGCATGGACTCAAGTTCGTAACATTCCTCTTCAAGTAGGCAGTATTTGATCAACAGGTCATAGTCAAACGCCGTGACGATCTGACCCTCGATCTCCGCGTACAGGTTGAGCGTCCTCTTCCAGGTTGCCGCGGCGCGCGCGTGCTCCTTCCCCCGTAACCGGACCGGTATTGCGGCGCTCAGCACCGTCTTCGGTGTCATCGCCGACTCTCCCGCCTCTCGCTCCTGGCGGATTTCTTTGCTCGTGTTTCGCGAGTTCAAACTTGCGGGTTTTCTTGCTGGCATGGTTTTCTCACTCTGAATCAGGCTCAATCTCCAGCGT